GGTTCCCGACTGGCCCGTGGTGTAAGGAAGGGGACTTCGTGTTGGTGCGCCCCTACTCCGGAACCCGGGTGGTTATCCACGGACGTGAGTTCCGCATCATCAACGACGACACGGTGGAAGCGGTGGTCGAAGACCCCCGTGGAATCCGCAGAGCTTGAGGTAATCCCACATGGCTGTAGAGCGAGAAACATTTAAATTTCCTGATGAGCTGGAGGCAGAAAAAGCCCAAGCAAATCAAGAAGTTAGCGACGAGCTAGACATTCAAATCGAAGACGATACTCCAAAGGAAGACCGGGGTAAGGCCCCGATGCCCAAAGACATCGTCGAAGATTTGGAAAACGACGACCTGAACGAGTATTCCGAAAAGGTAAGAGAGCGTCTCCGCCAGATGAAAAAGGTCTGGCACGACGAGCGCCGTGAAAAGGAGCGGGCGCAGCGGGAGCGTGAAGAAGCCTTACGGTTTGCTCAGCTTCGGGAACAGGAGAACAAACAGCTCAAGCAGCGTATCGGCAATAACGAACGCACGATTGTCCAAGAAGCTGAGAAGGCCGCTAATAACGAGTTAAGTGCTGCTAAAGAGCGGCTGCGACAAGCTTACGATACTGGCGATTCGACGAGGATTACAGAAGCTCAAGAAGCTCTGACGGATGCCAAACTGAAGATTCAGAGCATCGCCCGGGTCAAACCGACTTTACAAATTCAAGAAGAGAGTGTAGAAGAGAATCAACAGGTTCCGGCGTATCAGCCACAATCTGAGCCAGTCTCTGACCCAAAAGCGGAGGCATGGCGAAGAAAGAACGGGTGGTTTGGTGCCGACGATGAGATGACCGCTCTCGCGCTGGGCCTGCACGAAAAACTGGTCAAATCGGGCGTTGATCCTCGTTCCGACGAGTATTACCGCAAGATAGATGAGACTATGAGGCGACGATACCCCGAGGCGTTTGATGACGCTGAGGAGGAAGAGAAACCTCAAACGAAGCAGGTCCAAAAGCCCGCTCGCAATAAACCAGCTACTGTTGTAGCACCAGCTACGCGGGGAACTGCGCCGCGACAGGTCCGCCTGTCACCGTCTCAAGTCGCAATCGCCAAAAAATTGGGACTGAGTAACGAACAGTACGCACGTGAACTGATCAGACTGGGAGATGACAATGGCTGAAAATAGAATCGCTCGTGAACTCGAAAACCGAGAAGGCACTAAGCGCAAACAACAATGGACCCCGCCCCAAACGCTCCCCGAACCGGAGCCGCAAGAAGGTTGGGTGTTCCGGTGGATACGCACAAGTATTATGGGCACTGCTGACCCATCAAATACTTCTGCAAAGTTTCGGGAAGGTTGGGAGCCTGTGAAGGCCGAAGACCAGCCCAAGTTGATGATGCAAGGTGATCCCAACTCCCGATTTAAAGGGAATATTGAGATCGGTGGGTTGTTGCTCTGTAAGGCTCCGGCTGAACTAATGAAGCAGCGTGATGACTATTACGCGATGCAAGCAAAGGCTCAGATCCAGTCTGTAGACAACAACTTTATGAGGCTGAACGACGAGCGTATGCCGCTCTTTAATGAGAAGCGAACGACGGTCTCGTTTGGCAAGGGCAAATAAACTTTCTTTTTTGGAGTGACAAATGGCTTATCCTACCGTTAGCAAGCCGTATGGCTTGAAGCCGATCAATCTGATCGGCGGGCAGGTGTTTGCCGGTGCGACCCGTCAGCGTCGTATTGCCTCCGGTGCGTCAAGCATCGGTTATGGCGACCCGCTGAAGTTCGCTTCGGACGGCACCGTTGCTGTGACGACTGAAACGAGTACGGCTCCGGCCACCGGCTTTGCTGGTGTGTTCTTGGGCTGCACGTTCGTTTCTTCTGTGACGGGTCAACCGACCTACTCGCAGTCTTGGATTTCGGGCACCTCGGTCAAGTCCGGTACGTATATCACTGCGTACGTGGTCGAAGACCCGGATACCCTGTTCCAAGTAGTGGGTGTGACGGCTTCGCTCGTGGTTTCAACCTCGACGGGCTTCACGTACTCAGATATCGGCTTGAACGTTCCGCTTGTTGCGAACACGTTGAACACGACGACTGGCGATTCCCAGCAGGCTGTTCTCGTTGGTTCGGCTAACACGACCGCTTCGTTGCCGGTGCGTATCATTGATGTTGTTCCGGACACCGCGTTCGATGTAAGCGGCACCGTGTACTACCCTGAAGTTATCGTCAAGTTCAACGCTCCGTACGTTGACTCTGGCGTGATTACGGGTGGCCACGCTTACAACAACCCGGTCGGCCTGTAATAGGAGTTCTGAAACATGGCTATTTCACGTGCACAATTACTCAAGGAACTCCTTCCGGGTTTGAACGCCCTGTTCGGTCTTGAGTACAAGTCCTATGGTGAGGAGCACAAGGAGATCTACGATACCGAGACCTCCGAGCGTTCCTTTGAAGAGGAGACCAAGCTTTCTGGTTTCAGCGCCGCCCCCGTGAAGAACGAAGGTGCCGCGATTGCGTATGACAACGCACAGGAAGCGTGGACTGCTCGCTACAACCACGAGACGATTGCTCTCGGCTTCTCCATCACGGAAGAGGCGGTTGAAGACAACCTGTACGATTCGCTGTCCAAGCGATATACCAAGGCGCTCGCCCGAGCGATGGCGTACACGAAGCAAGTCAAGGCGGCTTCGGTCCTGAATAATGGCTTCTCCTCGTCCTACACGGGCGGTGACGGACAGCCGTTGTTCTCGGCCAATCACCCGCTTGTCTCGGGCGGTGTCAACAGCAACCGTTTGACGGCTTCTGACCTCAACGAAACTTCGCTTGAGGCGGCTGTCATTCAGATCGCTGGTTGGACCGACGAGCGTGGTCTCTTGATCGCGGCGAAGCCCAACAAGCTCATCGTGCCCCCGGCTTTGATGTTTACTGCCAAGCGTCTCCTCGACACGGAACTTCGTGTTGCGACCGCTGACAACGACATCAACGCTCTCAAGGCGATGGGTTCGATTCCGGGCGGTTACACCGTGAACCACTTCTTGACCGACACGAATGCTTGGTTCTTGACGACCGACGTTCCGAACGGCATGAAGCACTTCGTTCGTACCCCGCTGCAAAACAGCATGGACGGCGATTTCGACACCGGCAACGTCCGGTACAAGAGCCGCGAGCGTTATAGCTTCGGCTGGTCGGACCCGCTGGGCATGTTCGGTTCGCCGGGCGCGTCCTGATAGCTTTCTCCCTAGAGGGCTAGTAATTGGGGGGTTACAAGTAGCAATGCTTGTAGCCCCTCTTTTTTGATGCTATACAGTCGTTATCGGGAAAAATTTTGTTTACCAGACAGGACCCGACTGACGACATGCAGACTGGTAAACACAACTCGCATGTGAGGAATTGAAATGGCTACTACTACGTTTTCCGGCCCGGTTGTTTCACAGAACGGCTTTCAGTCCAACACTCTTGTGATCGGCAGCACGATTCTGACTACGGGCAGCGCAGTCTCCGGTACGGTCGGTGCGACCCAGCTTGGTTACATCCCGGTCCAAATCGGTGGCGTCACTAAGTACATCCCGCTGTACACCAGTCTGACTCTGTAAGATTTCGTAGGGGGGCGTTAGCCCCCTTCACTCATTACAGGAGACTCAGATGGGTATGCAAACAGATGTCCTTGCTAGCAAGGTCCGCACTGATGCAGGTCAGATGCTGGACCAGAATAGCCTCGTTATTGGCCGTGCCCGTGTAAAGGCGATCTACATCGTCCCTGATTCGGGTGCCGGTACCGTTACGTTTATCGACGGTGGCGCAAGCGGCGCTACCAAAATTGTTGTTAACACCAAGGCAAGTTCGACTGCTCCGGATTACATCCTGATGCCGGGTGAGGGCTTGCTTTTTCAGAACAACATTTACATCGTCCCATCAGCCGTGATTTCGACGATGGTGATTTATGGCTAAAACCCCCGCTTGGCAGCGGAAAGAAGGGAAGTCCCCATCCGGCGGTTTAAACGCCAAAGGCCGTGCTTCCTATAACCGTGCCAATCCCGGCAAGCCGGGTCTAAAGGCTCCACAGCCTGAAGGCGGGCCTCGCAAGAAGTCGTTCTGCGCGAGAATGTCTGGAATGAAAAAGAAGCTTACTAGCGCCAAGACGGCAAACGACCCCAATAGTCGGATTAATAAATCCTTACGGGCATGGAAGTGTTAAGTCATGGAAATGCTCATCTGGAATATGGTCCTGACTGGGATCGTGGCGGTATTGGGTTTTGTGGTTAAAGAAAAGTTTGCCGAGCTACAAAGGCTCGGCATTCTGCTAAATAGGACTCGTGAAGAGGTGGCCCGTGACCACATCACACGGGCGGAAGTACGAGAGGACATGAGGCAGTTGATTGATCGACTGGAGAAAATGGACCAGAAGATTGATCAACTGATAGCTAAAAATGCCAAGTAAATCCGGTAAGCAACATCGTTTGATGGCCTTGGTCGCTAACGATCCCAAAGCGGCTAAGCGTCTGGGCATCCCGTCGAAAGTCGGGAAAGAGTTCATGAAGGCCGACAAGGGCCGCAAATTCAAAGGTAAATCCAAATGAAAGAGTCCAAGGCAATGATGAAAAAGGAAGTGTCCTTCATGAAGAAGAAAGGCGCTCCGAAGTCGATGATCAAGCACGAGATGAGCGAGATGGCTGATAAGGCCGGTCGCGCCATGAAGAAGCGTTCCGCTGACACGATGGGTCGTGCGATGGTCAAGAAGATGGCCGGTGGCGGCATGGCTTATTCGGGCGGCGGCTCTGTCTATCGCAAGGGTGCTGACGGCGTTGCCAGCAAGGGCAAGACCAAAGGCAAGATGGTCAAGATGATGCGCGGTGGCTACTGTGGCTAAGGCTAAAGCTCCGGCTCCGAAAACCGGATCGTCGGATGATCTAATCCCGCGTTCCATGCTGCCCGATTCTTCGGTGATTCCGGAGTGGCGGCAGTTTGGTTATGGCGCTGAAGGTCCTGCTGTCCCGAAACCCGCTCCTAAAAAGCCGGGTGGACGAGCTGCTGGCGGGCATATTAAGAAAATGGCCGGTGGCGGTAATGTACCGGGTAGAAAGAGTAAAGGTTCAGGCTCCATGCAGCCGATGCCTAAACCCCATGAGCAACACTTCCGCGATGAAATCCGCACCCCAGTAATCCCCGATCCGGTCAAATATCCGGAGTACATCGAGGAAGTTGGCGAGGAGCGTGTTAGCGGCCCCCGTATGCGTAAGGGCGGTATGGCTCGTTCGTCCGCTTCCAAGCGTGCTGATGGCTGCGCTGTTCGCGGTAAAACCCGAGGCAAAATGGTGTAATCATGGCTTCAAAAAGAATGACTGACGAAGAGCGGTACGGCAAAGTTGGTGCGGAAATCCGCCGACTTGATCCGGAGGCTTACAAGAATCGTCCTAAGACGATGGAAGGCAATTTAAAGTTGCTGGAGCAGTTGCGCGGCCGGTCGGCAGAAACGCCTGCGCGTCAGTTAACTCCGGACGAGTTCATGTCGCCCACGAGCCGTCGTGTGATGAGCGACACCTCGATGCCTTCTTCGCGAGGGCCTTCTACTCGTGGTGGTCGCCGTGCGTCGGCAGAAGAGACCGAAGCCAGCAATCGCCGGATTGGCGAGCAGGTGACGGCTAAGCGGGCCAGCGCAGCGATTTCTCGGGCTTCCCGTAGCGGTGAGCTGCCGAGCGACCGTGCTTCAGGCTACCGCAGTCAGGCTGAGCAGACAGGTATGTCCGCTGAAGAGCGAGCTGGTAAGGCTCGTGACTATGCTGACAACATTGTCATGGCGTCAGGTGCGGCGAAGCTGGGTGCTACTTTAGGTGCTCCGTACCGTAGAACGGTGGGACAGTTCCGTAAGGCTGCTGACAAGGCTTCTGAGTCGGCTGGTCGCAGTGCTGCCCAGAAGGGCATTCCTTCGTTCTCTGAGCGTTACCGCGCACGAGAAGCTGCAGCAGCGGCACGTGAAAAGTCGCCCAAGCGTATGCGGGAGAAGGTCGAGAAGATGCTCGACGATAAGTTGGCGGCGGATATGGCGGGGGGATACAAGAAGGGCGGCTCAGTTCGCTCATCCGCTTCACGTCGCGCTGACGG